TCAAATGCCTTATCTAATCCTGACATGTCTTCGTTATTCATAATATGATACCGTTTCGCTAAATCCAAAGTCATCACCACCTGTTAGTAGGTTGTCATCGTCAACATTTATAATGTCAACTGGTGTTCCTGCAGTTGCAGATGCTGCTTTAGTTCCGTTTTGTGCTCTACGGACTGCAAGTTTATTTGGAGAAGTTTTACTCTTGACATACATCACTTCATTACCAACCTCAATATATGATTGTGTTGGTATGTCAACGTAGTCCACAACTTCAATGGTGAGATTCCTTGCGTTAATTGCTGATGCAAGTTCTGTAGTTCCATCTTTGTTTTGATCTGTGAGTGCTCTTGGTTGAACCTGATAAGCAACCTGTCTTGTAGTAGCAACGTCTTTCATATCTGTGTATATGTCTGCCTTTGCTTTCTTGATTGGTGCTGCAGATCCTACAGGTCCGAAGATGTATGCCTTGACTGTAAACTGCATTGTAATCAAAGTAATCTTTTTCTCATCAAAAGATCCTTCGTAGTCATCACTATAGTTGATGCTATTTAATATAATAGGAACATCCCTAAAGTCTGCCATGTCATCAACCAACTTAATAGTCATTTGATAAGAGGGTTGGAATATGGGAACTATCTGTTCTGTTATCTCTAATGCTTCGTCGTTTGTTTTTGATATTATATTTAATTCAAAATCAATATTATAAGGAACAGGTGTAAACTGTTTCTTGACTGCGTTTGCTGTATTTGCTTTTAATGTAAGTGTTGTGGGTGCAAGTTTTCTAGCACTATCATATGAGATTCCTGTCATCTCAAATGACAAACGTGGAACTGTAATCGCAACCTTCTGGTTGAGATCTGCCTGTTGTTCTAGTCTTGCTAAAAATTTCTGTCGAGGACCGTATGCCAAAGGCACCTTCATCCTACTATATACTGATCCGTCTTTGTTCTCTTTTCTACATTCTATGTTATTAAACAATGTGCCAAATCCAATGACACACTTTCTAATAATTTTATTGTATGTGTATGCACCTAACATTATACTAATCCAAATGGGTTGGTTTCACTAAAGTCAATGATATCGTCACCAAAGTTTTCAAAGGTTACGCTTTCTGAATATTTAGGATCAGCAGTTGCCATCTCATCCCTGTTATCCAAAACTATCTGTGCTCCAGACTCTGATCCTACAATTAATTCACCTACTAAGAATGATCCAGTTGGTGTTTTAAGTTTTACAAATCCTTCATCAGCATTCCATTCTACTAGGTTTGCAGTAGTTCCTGTTGAACTACCAGTAACTAATTCTGGAACTGTAAAGGCACCTGTAATTCCTGCAGGAGCAGCAGTAAACGATGCAGATGCAGATGTGTATCCACTGCCACCGTTAGTAATATCTATAAGTCTTACACTCTTGTAACCTGATCCACCAGATAAAATATTAATTTCTGTCAATGTTCCATTGGTAAAAGTAGGAACTAAAGCAGCTGCTACACCTCCACTATCAGGTGCAGATACATTTAATGTTGCCCTGTCCTCATCATATCCAGATCCACCATTTACAATATTGACAGATCTTATTTGTCCCTCTTTTACTGTTGCTCTAATTACAGCAGATGCAGTTGGCGATCCACCACTAACAGTTATATTAACCATGAATGCTTCTGCAGTTGCACCCGTGCCATCTCCCGTGATAGTGATAGCAGGAGTTTCATTATATTTGCTACCATTGTCACTGATGAATATATTAGTTAGTGCACCACCAGTTGTTACAGGATCTGCAGTTACAAGTGCACGTTCTGGATAACCACCCGCTGTTACTCCTGCACCAAATATGTCGTAACTACCATTATTATAGTATGGATCAGTAGGTTCATATTTGAATTCTCCTTCAGTAACTTTAACAACTAGAGTATTGCCACTAAAACTTTGAACTATACCTCTTGCATTTACTTCTTCTACCATAGGACCTAAAGAGACTATGAACTTTTGATAAATTTCTTCGCCTACGGAAAAAGGACCTATGACAGTTGCTTCATTATCTACTATTTGACCAGGCAATTGATGTGGTTCTGCTACTGTTAAAGTTGTAAATTTATCATCTACTACAGGAGTTCCAGTTGCTGTAGTTCCATTTGTAGTAAGATAGTAATGTTTAACAGTATAACCGTAATCTACTAGATCCTCATCACTATCAAATAGATCTCCTTTCTCATCACTGTATTCAAATAGTTCTGCTTTCAGTTTGTATACGTAACCTTTTCCTAACTGATAGAATGGTTCTTCATGCTCTACAAATTTTATCTCAAAGTAATTACTTGTCAACGGAAGGTATATTAGATCTCCTTCTTGTGGTCTCTCTGGTGCTTGATAATCTTTATCAAGTAGAAGGAATTGTGATATAAGATCCGAGAATCTTTGCTGAGATATAACCATAGTTATCTCGTCAGTCTGTGCTACACCAAACTTTGTAAGTAAATCTCCACCACCTTGGAAACCATCAAAGTTCTCCATGTATGCTTCTATTAAATATGCATCATTAAACTCACCAATCACTTCCTCATTAAACACACCGTCCTTTTGCATGATCTCTCTAGGACAGTATAGAACATCCATCCCAAACATTTTGAGATGTTCTTCTACAAGATTCTGTAATAGAAACTGTTCGTTCCTAGTACCGTGTGTAAAGTAAGTGGTTCTTGCCATTATCCAATCATGTCTAGTGGTGGTGTTTCATAACGAGTTAGCATTTCTTCTTCTAGTTTTTCTACCTTTGCTTTTCCTTCATTGTATATAAACTCACCGTTCATTGTAATTCCACCTGGCAACTGTGTTCCTTGGAACTTAATTAAGTTTGCACCCCACTGTCTCTGTATCAATGCAGAAACATATCTCTTTAACCAGATGTCATTATATACATCAGTAAATGAATTAGGATCAACTGCACGATAACATTCTAAAACTATGAATTGATCTGCAGGAACGTCAGTTTTAAAATCTAGATCAAGATATAATCTATCACCACGCATTTGATATCTAATCTGTTTCTGTCCTTCTAACAGATAGTAGATATCTTCCAATCTTCTATTGACCATTTCATATGTAAGAATCTCTGTTTGTGTAAGATCCCAAAGGTCATTTAATCTCCACTGATACCTAACGTCAAATAAGTTTGTGACATTCTTAGATACAAAATCAAATACCTTAACCACTGTAGTTACATATGGTGGCATTTTAATATAGTTGTTTTGCTCTTTAAATGTAAGAGTTTGTCCAGAAGATGTTCCTTGAGTAACAGTAGTATCAGTATCTGTTGTCATGTCATCTAACATTAACTGATCATACTTAACTTTTAGATGGGTTCTAATATAACCATCCATATGTCTCTCATTATAAAACTGGATAGCATCATCCACCAGATCACTAATCTGATCATCCTCTATGTTTATTTCTAGGACTGGTGCACCGTTTTGACGTAGTGCATAATCTATAAGTCCCTGTCTGCTTGATGGAGTTGCCATGTTAGGTAGGATTGATGTTGAATCTAATTCTTACATAATATGTAGTATTTGCACTGAGGTTAACAGCACCTGGCAATGTGTAAGAATTTAAGTTTGATGAGTTACCAAGGGATTGGTGAACAATAGTTGCAAATGTATTTGCAGGAGAGAACTGCCAATCACTAGATGTATGTTGATATCCTGCTTTCATTGCAATAGCATCAACATTGATTGTTGGATTAAATGCAGGAGTAATAACCTGTATTTCTGGTTGATCAACTAGAGGTGTTGTAAAGTTGACTGCAGAAGAGTATGCACTTTCTAATCCATTGTTATCTCTAAACTTGACTTGAACTGCATACGTAGTATCAAAATCTAAAGTTGAAACTGGAACAGTTAATGATGTTAAGTTACCAGTATCACCATTACTAAATGATTGAACTGTATCATATACAGTCACATTGTCTGCAACTCTTCTAATTCTCCAGAAACTAGAGAAGTGTGTTTGGTTTGCATACTCAACAACAAACGCTGCAGTATTAATAACAGGTTGTCTAGAGAATGTTCTGTTTGTGTCCGCATCAATAACTGGAGTTACACTTGAAGGAGGTGATGTAAATTCTGATTCATTTACAGTTAATGTCGCTGCATCAGATGTTACTGTGGTTGCATTGGTATTTGACAATACACAACGGAATTGCTCTGCAGGAGTTGTTGGATAAACGGTTGCAGGAGTTGTATATGATGCTGAATTAGCACCATTTATTTCTACCCAGTTAGCACCAGAGTTTGTTGACTTCTGCCACTGATAAGATAAAACGTCACTTGTTATTGATGCAACGATAGTAAATGTTGCAGTGTTGCCCTCAATAACTGCAGTAGAATTTGGTTGTGTTGATATTGATATAACACGTAAAACGGTTAGTTCTCCATGTGATGATGTAATAGGTGCTGCAGAACCAAATAGAGAAACAACAGCTCTATAACGATCTAGATTATCATTGGCAAATACCAAAGTTGGTGTTGTATATGTTGCACTAGTTGCTCCTGCTACAGAAGTATAATTTGATCCCCCATCATCAGATCTCTCCCACTGATATGTTGGAGTTCCGCTACTTGCATCAGTTGCAGCTACTGTAAATGATGCAGTCGCACCTTCGTTCGCAGTTGCGTTTGATGGTTGTGCAGTAATAGAGAATGTTCTTAAAACTGTAAGATCAACTTCGTTAGTATATGCCGAAGCAGATGCACCAACAGCATCTATCTTACAACGATATGAGTCTCGATGATCATCTGCATACGTTGTAAGTCCTGTTGTATATGAAGCAGAGGTTGCTCCTGCAACTGTATTCCAAGTTGAATCAGCTGTATTCAAAGCATTACCTTGACCTGTATGGAAATGACACCAGTAATAAAGGGTGCCAGTTGCATTGGTAGGTATATCCCATATTACTTGACGAGTAGTAGCAGATGTAAATCCACTAACATATTGTGCCATAGTTACAGCAACGCCATCTAACTTATAAGTAACACCTGTGCTGTAATGTCCGTGACCATTATGATCTCCATCTGAACCTGTACTGAGCATCAATGGATGATGTTGATTATTGTAATTTGCATTAGATGGATCTGACTGATCAAAAGTATATGTGCGTCCTCTCCATGCAGAAAGGGCAATTCTTTCTAAACCAAGCAAGTAAAATACACCTGTTGATTGTCCACCTACTGTGTCAACTCCAACTGTAACGGTAATAAACTTATCACCATCATTAGTTTGCTCCCACTGATATGTTACGCCAGGTGTATGAGATGACATTCCAGATACTTCTGAACCACCTCCACCACTAGGAGTATCAAACTGATCTACCTCGAATGAAGATGACGCAGCGTTACCACCAACAGGTGCCATTGTTACTCCACCTAGTGTGGTGAATGTTGCAGTCTGTCCTTCATTAACTGTTGCATCAGATGGTTGAGATGATACAATAACTGTTACAGTTTCTACTTGTAATGTAGCAGCATTAGATGGTATAGATGTAGCACCCGCACATGAAAGAACACAACGATATTGATATTCATCGTATGCTGTAGTAAGTGTAGGTGTTGTGTAAGTTGTAGTTGTTCCACCAGTTCCTTCAGATACATCTGACCATGATGCTCCATTTGTAATAGATACTTGCCACTGGTATGTAATATCTCCTGCATCGTTATCAGATGTAGTAGCAGCAACACCAAAGGATGATGTTCCACCAACAGCACCAGTTGTGCTAGTTGGTTGTGATGTAATGTTTATAGTTCTTTGAACGAACAATCTAGCAGCAGATGAGATAACCTCACTTGCACCTGTTGCATTCATTTTACATTGGTAGAAATCACCGTAACTATCATCATATGTTGTAGAACCAGTTGCATAAGTTGTAGAATTAGCACCACCTATATCAACATAGTTTACCCCATCACCGTTCTCAGATTTTTGCCACTGATATGTAACTGTAGCAGCATCTAATGTAGAACCAACTGCTGTAAATGATCCTGCAGCAGGAGCAATAGGTGTAGAATTTACTGGTTGTGTATCTACTGTGATAACTCTGAATACTGTTAGTGTAACTGCGTTAGTGTAAGCTGGTGCAACTGTAGTGCTAGTCTCTAACTTACAACGATACTGAAATGTGTTTTTAGCAAAGTCATCATCTACAGTCAGTGTATTGGTAGTTGCTCCACTATATCCACCACCGTTGGTAACTGTTGCCCAACCTACACCACCATTAACTGATACTTCCCATTGGAATGTAATTGTAGATCCATCATCACTAATACCCGCTACAGGTCCGAAGTTAACTGTTCCACCAGATCCTGCTTCTATACTACCGTTTGATGGTTGTTGTGTAACAGTAACAAGAACACCAGTTCCAGTTGTAGTAAAAGAATATGCCTGTGCATTACCAGTTACATTTTCCGTAACTGTAAAGTTGTAGGTTGTATCAAGATAATCAGATGTAACTGTTCCAGACAAGTTACCTGTTGCAGTATCAAAAGTCAAACCAGTGGCACCAAGAGAATCACCACTTAATGTGTATGCCTCAAAGGTTGGTTCAGATGCAAATGTCTGTCCCGATAAACCTAAATCTAAATTAACACTATCACCATTGGCATATGGACTTCCTGCAAATGTTCCAGAAGATGTTGTCCATGTTACACTGGTGTCTATGTATGGATAGAACATGCCACGTGCTGTGGTCAAAGATGCACCACTACCATTATAGTTGAAGTCAACACCAGAATCTACAGGGTAGTAAGTAACAGAAGAAAATGTATTTGACTGTTCTTGTGTATCTGTTTGAGATGTTAAAGATGTTGATGTAGACACCACACCATCAAGACTCTCATGTGTTTTTTCTTCTGGTTTAATCAGTGCAAGATAGTTATTAGATCCACCACCTGTTGTACCTGCAGTAGCATTATTAGGTGCTTGTATTGTAATACTATTATTAAGAGCACTTTCTGCTGCTATGTTTAACCAACCAGAATGTGATAATGTGGATAGATTAATACCTCCAACAACTACACTACCACTACCGCCAGGTGCATTTGATACTGTAATAGTTCCTATCATACCACCGTGAATACTACACTGATAGTAATACGTTCCTGCTGTGTTTGGTGTCCAAGATACTGTTGCATTACCTGTAGAACCTTGACCATTAGCAGTTGGAGTTGTTACGTTACTACCACCACTTGATACTCTGATATAAAATGGGTGAATACTTGATACATTACTTAAGTTAAAGTTAATTGTATCTCCAACATACACAGTTACTCCCGCATTGTTACCACTAACAGAACCATTTCTATCAGTTCCGCTAAGGTTATAATAACTAGATGATGGTGCAGTTGTTGTAAAATTAAATGTTGTTGGTGTAGCAGATCCTGCTCCTGCTGTAGAACCTGTAGTTCTAAGTTGCACCTTCTTACCTACATTTCCTAAAAAATGTGCAGAGTCAGCTGGATTAAATTTAACTTCTACGTAATCACTTCCCGCTAAAGTGACATATGGATTGTCTATAAGTTTCTTATCGACTATGCTGTTAATAGGATAGTTGCCATGTGTGCCCGTTCTAATATCACCAGCTGATCCCGTAGTTCTCGCAAACTGTTTTGCTAAACCACATAAGTTATTTGTAGTTAATGTATATCCGTTTCTACCACACCATGCTGCAATAATTCCCGCAACAATAGGTGTTGAGAATGATGTACCATCTATGTAAGTGTAATTTGACAAACTGGTATATGGTGTGTTAGCAGTCCAGTCATACTGTGGAACCATAACTTTTTCGCCAGGTGCCACTGTGGTACATCCTGATCCATAGTTAGAGAAGAACGCCCATCTGTCATTATATGATGTAGCACCTACTGTAATTTTATTTTGGTTTGCATCAACATTATTAATACCACCATTAGGGTTGTCAGGATATCCTGCTGTTCTTGCTCCTGCTGCAGTCTTAGTTTGCTTAGGTCCTGCAGTCACATCACTAGTATTGAGGAATCCATTACCCGCAGATCTAATAATAATTATATTTTTCTGACTTGCTATGGTTCCTTCAATATCATCGAGAGTTTCTACATCGGGAGCATTTACAGTATCATCTCCACTATCGTTAAGTTCTATATTAGGTGAGTTTTGTGTAGGAAGTTTAGTTCCAAATGACGCATTAATAACAGCTGGACGATTATTACCTTTGTAGTTAGCATCTGTGCTATCGTTATGATCTATAACTGCCTGATATGCAGAAAGTATATCACCCATTGTTGCTGTAACACTTGAGTTAAATGTTTTTAGTGCATATATTTTTGCATTTCTTGCTATACCAGCTGTCCTTCCAGCTGCAAGAACTGCACAATAAGTTCCATGTCCTTGATCATCTTCATTGTTAGAACCATAAGCACCACTATAGTGCGACATTTGATGCACTCTATAGTTTTGCTGTTCAGCAGTTCCGTTAAGATCACTAACAAAGTCTGGATCATACAAATCAGGATGTAGTGCTGCGTTGTTACCTGTTGGTCTACTTGCACCACGAACACCAGAGTCAATAACGTAAATGTCTACGCCATTACCATCTGCATTTGTTGCTTGACTAAATTGTCTGTTTAAATATTGCCTATCTTGTTTTGTAATTCTATCTAAGTGCCAGTAGTCATGAATGTTAATTGTTCCATATCTATCTGGTGTTGTTGAAGATCTTCCCAGTCCTGCATGAGTAGGGCAATAGTAATAAAGAATAGATGGTGTAGATGAACTAACAGTTATTGTAGTTGCACCATCTGTGCCAGGCGTTCCAGTAATATTTACTCCTGCGGTTAATTCTCCTGTGCCATTTGTAGTATGTGTTCCATCTTGTGTTTCTGAGAATCTAAATGGATGTCCACTATTACTTGAATCACTTTGATCAAATGTATAGGTTCCACCTTGCATGAAACCACTGTAATTATAATATCGAGAATACGATCCACCAGATGTTTGTGAGAACACAAAGTGATCGCTACCACTTATATTTTGAACTTTTACATATATCGTTCCACTACTAGATGTTGTTAGACTTCTGGTATTGCTTGTCGCAGTAGTTTCTCCAACATCATTAAGAGTCACACTTTCTGATGTTTCCATAGTAAAGGATGACATTTCTGGCATAGGATCAAGTTGATATACTTCTTTATCCCATGTAGCAGTTTTAACTACGTTTAATGCTCGTAGTTGATTTATAAGATTGCTTTGATTCGCTGCAGGGCAATCAAAAGCAAGCATCTGAAATGATCTGAATTGTTCGACAAAGGATAAGTA